ATGACGGGCCTTAGCGAGTCGAAGATCGCGGCGGACGGAGAGCGCGTGCGACACCGACGCGAAGAACTCTCGATGACGCAGAAGCAACTCGCCGACATGGCCGGCACGACTCAACAGCACCTGAGTTTTCTCGAGCGGGGTGCAGTCGAGCCGCGCACTGATCTGAAGGTTCGGCTGGCACAAGCGCTCTCGGTGCCGGTAGCAGAGCTCTTCCCTTACCCGGAGCCGGTGAAGTCGTGAGCGAGTTCATGACGGTGGAGCAGGTCGCGACGCAGCTGGGAATGTCGCAGCGGTTCGTGCAGAAGCGGACAGCAGCGGGGGAGTGGCCGCATCACCGGTTCGGGCGGGTGCTCCGGTTCAGCGCCGAGGACTTCGAGGAGATCGTCGAGATCACCTCACGCCCGGCGGGTGTCGTCGACCTGACGTCCGTGCGGCCGGGTGTCGTGTCGAAAGCGGAGCGGGCAGCGCGGATCCGCGCGATCAAGGACATGCGCGCTTCAGCACGGCAGACCGGTTAGGAGCAAGTCGGTGGCAGACAACAGCCTGGTCGATGAACTCGACGGCGCGGTGGACGCTCTCGTTGAGGCACGCCATCAGCAGACGCTCGCCAGTTTCGGGTCGGAGGCCGAGTACGACGCTGCGTGTTCACACGCTCATGCGGCACGGACCCGCTACTGCGACGTCCTCACCCGGCTTCGCGCGACGTTCGATCGTCCGCTCGCGATGTCGCGGGCTGGCTGAAAGAGCTCGGGTCCCCGACCGCCGGATGGCCGGGGACCCGCCGGCCGCGACGGGCGGCCGGTGTGAAAACCCTACGACGGAAGGGCTGTTATGGCCGAGAAGGACACATCCGCGGGCGCTGGCCCGGCGGTCCCACACGTGACGGTGCACCTGCACACGGGCGCGGCCGAGCATGTGAGCTCGCGGCTGAACGAGACCTCGGCGCGTGCCGGGAAGGTCCTGGGCTGTCTCGACCTGGGTGTCGTGCATGTGACGACGTCGAGTGCGGAGGAGATGCGCACGCTGGCGCATGAGGCGCTGCGCCTGGTCTACGTGCTCGAGCAGGCGCAGGTCGTGCACGACAGCATCCCGGCGGCGACGTCGTGACCGCGGGCCTGTCGACCGGCATCGACGTCGACCAGGTGGAGTCCGACCTGATTGCGAACATGTCACCGAAGGAGGTCGCCGACCGCTACAAGGTGCCGATCGCCGACGTCGCCGCGATCTTCCACCGGCTGCGCGAGGACGGCCACATCAACGCCAACGCCGGCGGCCGCGCTGCATCAACGCCGTCGCGGCCGGTGAGCATCCCGGACCGCCCGCGTCACACCCCGGCCGAGGACGTGAAGGCCCGGATCGCCTCAGCGACGGAGCTGCTGGTCCGCGCCGACGGCATCACCGACAAGCGGATCCAGGGCGCGCTCGCCCGGGCCCGCAAGGCGATGACGGACCTCGCCGGGCTGGTCACGATGCACGAGCAGCAGTCCGAGGCCCGCACGAAGATCGCCGCGCTCGAAGCTGAGCTCGCGTCCGCCAAGGCAGCACTGCGCAATCGGCAGACCCCCCCCCGGTCGGCGTCGACGTCACCGGCGGTGGACTGGAAGGCGGTCCGCGCCTGGGCGAAAGCCAACGGCGTCGAGTGCAGCGCCACCGGCAAGGTCTCCGACACCGTCGTGCAGGCCTACACCGCGGCGCAGCAGTGAACGCCATGCTCCGCCGCCGCGCCCAGACCGCCGACGCCACCGGCCTGTTCGATGACTGCGAGGCGTGCGGCACGGCACGGGGTGTGTCCGTCGTCTACTTCGACGGCCACCCGGCCGCGGGCATCACCCCGGCCGCGCTGGTGCTGTGCGTCGTCGACGCGCAGCTGGCGCAGGCAGCAGGCGGCTTCCGGGTCGCGCGCCACGGCGCGCTGGGCCGCACGCTGCTCAACCTGTACGGGACGGCGAAGTGAGCGCCGCCGTGCGGGCCGCGACGCCGCGGCCGGTCGATGCCGAGGACCTGGCGGGGCTCGCTGAGTCCACCGGAATCATCCACGACGCCCGGCCCACGCCGGCCGCGGTCGAGATCCCGGAGCCCGGCGCCGGCGAGCAGGTCCTCGAGCTGCCGATCGAGCAGGTGCACCCGAACCCGCACAACGTCCGCGAGGACGTCGGCGACGTCACCGAGATGGCCGAGTCGATCAAGGGCTCCGGCATCGTCGAGCCGCTGATCGTCGTCACGACCGCGGCGTACTGGGCAGCGACCGCGGACGAGGCCGATGCGGGTGCGACTGACTTCGGCTGGGTGATCATCGCCGGGCACCGCCGCCGGGCCGCGGCTGAGAAGGCCGGCCGCGCGACGGTGCCGTGCATCGTCCGCGACCGTTACGCCGGACCCGAAGGCCGGCTCGTGATGCTGATCGAGAACCTGCACCGCGAGGACCTCAAAGAAATGGAGGAGGCCCGCGGCTTCCTCGAGCTGTCCCGCCCGCCGTTCAACCTCAGCCAGCGCGCCATCGCGGCCGGCGTCGGCTGCAGCCAGTCCAAGGTCGCGAAACGGATCTCGCTGCTGAGCCTGCCCGAAGACATCCAGGCCGACGTCGCCGCTAAGCGGATGGAGATCTCCGAGGCGGTCGAGCTCGCCCGCTTCGCCGACGACCCGGAAGTCTTCAACGCGGTGCGCAACCGCGGCGCCTACACCTCGGTCGACGCGGCCGCCAAGACCGTCGCGCAGGACCGGGCCCGCGAGCAGCTGATCGCCGCGAAACGCGCGGAGCTCGAAGCCGCCGGCGGTGCGCGGTTCGTCGACTGGCCCGCGCACGGCTACTGGAAGACGTGGACCTCCATCAGCGACCGCGACAAGGAGATGTCGCTGCAGGCGCTGCGCAACGTCGGGGTCAAGACGACCGGTCACACCGAGCTGGACTGTCACGCGGTCTCCCTCGGGCTGCGGGCCGGCGACCAGGTCGAGGTCATCGAGGTCTGCACCGACGCGCAGTCCCACCTGCGCAAGATGCGCGAGAACAAGTCGAAGGCCGAGCAGGCCAAAGAACGCAAGGCGGCCAAGGAGCGAGAGACCGCCGAGGCCGCGGCCGCGGACCGCCGGCGCATCGCCACCGCCGCCGTCAAGGGCCGCCTCGCGGCCGCCACCGACAACCTCGCCGGCGACCTGGCCCTGACGATCCTGCTCGACCTGCTCGAGGAGGACCTCGCCTTGGCGTGCGAGCTGCTCGGCAGCCCACTGCCCGAGGACGCGGCGTACGGCGCGGAAGCCAAGCTGCTCGCCGAGCTCGCCGCCAAGCCCGGCGGGACCAAGCGGGTCGCCGCGGCGGTCGCCTTCGCGTTCGTCGAGGAGCGGATCTCCGGCGGCTGGCGCCAGGTCGGCGCCTCGACCTACCTGCGGTGGCTGCAGTCCCAGGGCCATGACCTCACCGGCGAAGAGCGCAAGCTCGTCCAGGACCCCTCGTGACCGGCGCTCTTGCGGCGTTCGCCGGCGTCGTCGCCTACCGCGCCGGGCTGTGGCTGTGGTGCCGCGCCCGGGCGCGCAGCCTCGAGCGCCGCGCGGCGATCGCGCCGCTGTACCTCGTCGTGCCGCGGCCACCAGCGAAGACAGCGGGCCGGCCGTGAGCGCCCACAACATCATCCGCGGCATGCACAACGAGTGCCCGACCGGCAAGGTCGCCTACCCGACCCGTCACGACGCGAAGCGGCAGAACAAGCGCATCGACGGCGGGCACAGCAAGATGCGGCCCTACGAGTGCCCGACCTGCCACCTGTTCCACCTCGGTCACCTGCCGGCCGTCGTGCGCCTCGGCGACAAGAGCGCCGAGGCGTACTACGGCCGGCGCACCCGGATGCGCGGTCAGCTGTGAGATCCCCGCGCCAGAGCGCGCGCACCATCCCGAAACACTGCTGCCCCGGTACCGGCTGCCGGATCTACCTGCCCGTCGAGCGGCTCGCCTGCGGTAGCCACTGGCACGCCCTACCCGTCGAACTGCGTGACGAGCTCGTCCGCACCCTCCGCCGCGATCGCCGCCGGCACCTGACCGCCTACCTGCAAGCCATCAGCCTGCTCAAGGCGATGCCCGCCGCGGTGACACCGCGGCCACTGACCTCTCGCGTCGAGCGTCCGCTCGTCGTACAACCCACCCTGTTCGAGGAGACACCACGCCCATGACCACTGTTCCTGACTTCATGCCTGTCCTGTCACGCGGCAACCACACCAGCCCGAAGGAAGGCGCGTGCGTGATGGAGTACGTGAGCTTCCTCGCCGGCGAGAAGTGGACCGACCACCCGACCTGCACGCTGCCGATCTTCACCGAGATGGCGATCTCGGTGAACGACAACCTCGACGACAACCAGCGCCAGCGCCTGGTCCCGATCGTCGCGCGGTTGCTCGGCGCCAACACCGACGACCCGTACGTGCTCACCGGCATCGCCGTCGCGATGATGAAGAAAGCCGACGAGCTCTGGTGGAGCAAGTGGACACTGCTCGGCCGGCCGATGATCGACAACCGGGTGCGCCACGCCTGGGTGCTGCTCGCGCGATGGGCCCGCCACGAGGACGTCAGCGTCGACGAGCTGTGTGAAGCCGCCGCCGCCACCACCGCCGCCACCGCCGCCACCGCCGCCGCCGCCACCACCGCCGCCACCGCCGCCACCGCCGCCGCCGCCGCCGCCACCGCCGCCGCCACCGCCGCCACCACCGCCGCCACCGCCACCGCCGCCGCCACCGCCGCCGCCGCCACCACCACCGCCGCCGCCACCGCCGCCACCGCCGCCGCCGCCACCACCACCGCCGCCGCCACCGCCGCCGCCACCGCCGCGTCGTACTGGTGGTCCGGCAGTCGCGAGGACTTCATCGCCGGCTACGAGCAGCTGCTCATCGCGGGCCTCGACGCCTTCGATGAGCTGACTGGCCGCGGTCGCCCGGAGCTCAGCGAGCAGGTGCTCAGCCGCCTGGTCGACCTCGTCTCCGCGTGAGCCGGGCGATGGGCCGCGTCGGTCTGGTGGGGCCGACGTGAGCGCCGTCCTCGCCAAGGTCGGCGTGCTTGTCTACGGCCAGATGGTGACGTGCAAGCCGGGCGACCCTTCCTGCCCGGATCCGACGATGCACGGCCGGATCAACGGTGAGCCGGTCGGGCCTGAGCTGCCGAACGCGATCTCGTGCACGGACTGCGGCCGGCTGGTCTACCTGGCGGAGGTCACGGTCTTCCCACCCGGGTGGCGACCGACGATCGGCGAGCGTCATCCGCGCGACGCGCAGCGGGTGTTCGCGGTCGTAGAGAAGATCGTGCTCAGCCCGCTGGACCGCGCGATGCTCGGCATCACCTCCGATGACCGTTGGGCGCTCGAGGACCATTCGTGCGGCGGGTGGCCACGATGACCCACGTCGTGCACGAGGAGCTGCCGGGCTTCAAGGAGGACCAGGTCCTCGTCGACGGCTGCCCGGAGTGCGAGGCGCGCGGCGCGGATCCGGCGCGAGCAGTCCAGCAGCTTGACCCGGTGCGCTTCCAGGCGGCGTGGGGCCGCGCCGGCGCATGGGGCAGGGAACGCCTCGACGGGCGCACGAGCGCCGCCGAGCGTCCGCTGCTACAGCTGCTGTTCGCTGTCCAGCTGCAGTTCGAGCGGCTCGGGATGACTGACACGTTCGGCCTGATTGCGGCATGGTGGGAGATCAAGGCATGACGGCGCAGATGCAGGCCACCGGGTACACGGTGACCGCCGAGGGCCCGGGTGGCGAGAGCATCGAGGCGACCGTCACCCGCGAGTCGACGCTCGGCCAAACCGAGTGGCACATCCGGGCTACGGACGGTGCCGCGCTGGGCCCGTGGGGCGGCACGATCCGCCGGCGGTACGAGACAGAGGAGGAGGCGAAGGAGGGCGCGTCGATCATCGTGACCGCGATCGCCGAGCACCGCGAGAACGTGATCGCGGCGGATGAGAACTTCGCGGCCGCGATATCAGTGGCGGGCGGCCGCTGATGCGATTGCTGCACCGTGCGCTCATCGCCGTCCTGATCGGCGCAGTCGACGCGATCGCGATCGCCGCGGCGGTTGAGGTCTGGCGGGCGATCACGTGATGACCGCGGCCAGCCACCTCGAATGGGCGAAGCAGCGGGCGCTCGAGTACTTGCCGGCTTCGCCGGGCGACGCGATGGCGTCGTTCGTCTCCGACCTCGGCAAGCACCCTGACACCGCGGGCCACGCCGCGATCACCTTGTTGGGTATGCACGCGGCATCCGGGCTGCTCGACGCCACGTCGGCCCGGGATCTGATCGAAGGCTCGCGGTGAGTCGGCGAAGGTGGCTGCCCGAGCGACGGTGGGCCGTGGTGCAGGACCTGCGCCCGTTCTGCATCAACGTGCACATGCGCTGCTTCACGAAGCGCGGCGCGCGACGTATCGCCTGGCTGGTGTCCCCTCGGTACTTCACCGTCATGACGGTTGTGGAAGCCATGCGCCTGGACACCGAGGCGTGCACGTCGCTGCGTGACGGTGGGCCGATCATCGGTCCCGGGGGCAGGGTCAGACATCCGGGGTGGCGCGGATGAGCGCACCTAATCACCCTTATGTGCGCGACCGGTGGGCGCGGCGCGGTGACCGCGTCGCGATCTGTCACGACCCGGTCAGTACTCCTCGGCGCCGCCGGCGGTGGGCTGCCGCTGCCGCTATCGAGGTCCAGCGCTGTGCGGACGCCGATCGCGACCTTGCCCACGTGTACCTCGCGGGATTCGCGAGGTCGGCTAGCGCAGCACGACGAGAAGGATTCCTCAACGCGATGGCTCGAGCACTCGAGGCGGCCGCGCGAGCCGCCCAACTTCGCATGCTCGCTGCCGGAGAGCTATGAGCATCGAGTATCCCGAGGCGGATTGTGTCGCGGGTGGATTGCTGCGCTCGCGGCCTGATGTGAGCCGCCAGCGTGGCACGGTCGATCCCACCGCGCACCGCTGTGTTTGCGACTGCCTGTGTTTCTGCGAGGGCGTCAAGCGGTACCCCGACCGAGGCTGCCAGACGCTTTGTGCTGACGCCGTAGAAGCAGGCTGGGAGCCGTCGTCATGAGCACTCAACCAACCGAGGCGCGTCACAAGATCGGGCCAAAGCCCAACTTCATGGGCCGGCGGGACGCGGCGGCGGTCGTTGACCTGACCCGCTACGACAACTGCGCGGTCTGCGGCAGCCGGATCCGGATCATCTGCTTCCAAGGCACCGGTGTCTGTTCCGGCAACTGCCGGAAGGTGCGCGATGGCGAAGCCTGAGAAGACGCCTTTCGCGCAGCTGCTCGAGGACCTCAACGTTGAGCGGCATCGACGGGTGCCGCCGAAGCCAGGCGACCTACGACCGCGGCGCACCGGGTCTGGCGCGATCGCGCCCGAGGAGCTCGTCGAGTTCATGGAGGACATGGAGCGCTGGGAGCGCTCGCCCGAGCGGGGCGGACGGCTACGGGTGGTCAACGAGTGAGGCCGGCCTCCGCGCCGCAGGCCTGCAGCGGTTGCGGCGACCAGGTCCGCCACGTCATCGACATCAACACACGGGGGGAGATCTTCATCGACGCAGCCCAGGTCGCCGGCGACGTCGGCAACGTCGTCGTCCAGCAGATCGAGCCCGGCCTCGGCTGGTGGCTCGTCGACGTCTACAACCGGCCCGGGCCACCTGAGCCGATGGAGCGCTGGGACACCTACCCGCCGCCGAGCCTGTGGACGATCCATGTCTGCTCATCTGTTCCGAGCTCGTGGCCCACCGCGGCCGCCGGCGCCGAACGTCAGGAGGTGGCGACACCGTGAGCAGCACACCGGTCATGGCATGGGTCGAGGAGTACGGGCCGCAGACCAACCCCGACTACAGCGTGCTCGACTACATCGCTCGGCACGCGAGCGACCACAAGGGCGTCGACGTCGCCTACTGCTTCCCCGGCATCAACACCCTCGCCCAGAAGTCGCGATGGGAACGCAAGACCGTCATGGATGCGATCACCCGGCTCGAGCAACAAGGCTGGCTACTCGTACAGCGCCCGTCCGACCGTGGCTCCGGGCGCCACAGCGAGTACGTCATTCTCATGGGACGCGAGCCCCAGGTCGTCGCAGACAAGCTCGGCTGGGCCTGCCGTTATCGGTCCGTGCCAGGTACCTGTCTGAAACAGACGCCACCAGATGGCGCTGGGGCCACCGAGCCCGACACCGTTGAGGTTCACCGCGACCCCGATGGCAACGACGCCCACCGTGGCGCTCAGGCCGCACCGCCGGCTGACCCGGACCACGAGGCCACCGCGCCTGTGGACAACGATTCGGCACCGTCCGACGATCGGTCCGTCTCAGGTACCGATCCACCGCGGACCGGTCCTGGACCGGTCCTGGACCGGTCCGCCCAGGACGGACCTGAAGTAGAGAACTTAAGAACTACACCTACTGGGGTTTGCTCACGAACGTCACCAAGTCGCGCGCGAGGCTCGGCGGCTGTGGATATCGAGCTGTTCGAGGAGTTGCAGACCGCGCTCGCTCCGCTCGCACCGACGACCCGGTGGGACCTGACCGACCGCGACCTGAGCATGCTCCGGGCTCACATCAGCACGTGGCCCGACGCGAGCTCCGCGATCGCCGATTTCGTCCAGGCCGCCACGTCCGCCATCGATGAGCTCGGCCCGCCCAACTCGGCCCGCGGCTGGCGCGCGCGCTGGCTCGGCCTCACGCCACCAGGCGCGCTCGACGGCGAGACGCTCTGCACTGCGCACCAGCTCACCGGCTACCCGGCAGTTCCGACCAGGGCCTGCGCGGAGTGCCGGTCACGCACCGGATCACCGCGCTAGTCAGTTCTGGTGATCTTGTACCGGATCGATAGGAAACAGCGCCCGGCGTATCGCAGGATGAAGGTCTTCGCTGCTCCAAGGGTCGGGGGCTGCCCCTCATGCAAGGGAGCCCCGACCTATGTCGCTTCGCCTCGCACCTGAGCCCAGAACCGCCGGCCAGCAGCTCGCCGGTCTCCTCACCGCCAACCACGCCGACGGACCGGGCGCCGCATGCGAACGCCCGGTCGACCAGGACGCACCAGGCGCCGCCGCGAAGATGACGGCGTACCAGCGGATGTCACTCGTCGCGCAGGCCGACGGCTGGTGGTGCGACTCCTCCTATGACGGCCACGGCCTCACCTGGTGGTACCCGAAGGTCGTCGACATGGTCGGTGTGCGAAACACCGGCGGCCGGCGCGGATCCGGTGGCGCCGTGGCCGTGCCGATCGACCTCGGCGCCCTGGACTTCCTTGCCGGCAAGTACTGGGCGCTCGACGAGCCACCGACCGAGCGCACCATCGATGACCCGGACAGCTACCGCACCGGGTTCACCCCGACCGTCATCGGCCTCGAGCAGTCTGCTCGCACCGCGCTCGGCCTCGAACGCCGGCTGCGACGTCGCCACGAGGGCTACGACGGAGTATCCGCCGACCCGCGAGTTCTCGAGGCGCTCGCCTGGATCGCCGCGCACGCCGACAACATCGTCGCCGAGGCGCCGCAGCTCGCCGCGACGATCAAGCATCACGCGAACCGGCTCCGCGGCCGCGCCATGGTGATGCTGCTCGGCAGCCGGTTCGAGGCCACTGTCAACGAGTGCATGTACTGCGAGCAGCTGACGGTGATCGCCGACGAGGACCGCGCCGTATGCCGCAACCCGGACTGCCGGCGGCCGGACGGCGCACGCCGCTGCTGGCGGCTGCTCGAGCCGGAGCCCGGCGCCGAGCTCACCTGGACCGAGGTCGACGAGCCCGACGTCCGCGGCCGCGGCCGGCTCAGCGAAGAGCAGCTCCCGCGATGGACCGAGACAGGCTGAAAGTTGGCAACAAGCACCACCGCGAGCATTCTCGACTTCGACGAGTTCGTACGTCTCGCTGAGGGCCCTTGCCCGCGATGCGGGGCCAGCGCCTCGCATCGCTTCGGCAGCCCGTCGTATCGGATGTCGTCGGGATCTCCGGTGATCGATGCCGAACTGCCGGAGTGCGGCCGCTGCGGTCACCTCAGCACCTGTCGCGTCACCCGCGGCCGTCGACGCCGCGTCGCCTTGCCGTAGCCGCGTCGCGCACGATAACCGCGTTCCGCTTGACGCGAGCGGTCTTCGTCGCGCATCCTCGTCAACGCCGGGTACTCGCATGCCCAGGCACAAGGCCAGTCCCTCGGCGGGGCTGGCCTTCGCCATGTTCGGCCTTCGGGCCTCAGCCGGCGCTCCTTCGCTGGCACTCTGCGCTCGGCTGTGCCAGCGCATGCACATCCACCGCGTGTACGTCCGACCTGCTGATGGCGAACCGGACGCGTCAAGCCCACGAGACGGGCGATCACTTCAACGATCGGAGCTGCGTTGCACGCACCGGTCCGCACCCACACGTGCCGCGACGGTCAGCCCGGCGTGCTCAAGCGCGATGAGTCGCACGAGACACCGGTATGGCGTTGCACCCGCCCGTGCGGAACGTTCTACGCGATCATCGATGGAGGGTCGGACCCTTCCGGTACAAGGGAGTCACGATGACACCGACCGAGGCCGCAGCCGAGTACTGGGCCACCCTCGACCAGGTCAGCGAGCACAAGCCGATCGCCACCCGCCACGACAAGGCCACGAAGGTCATCAAGGACCACATGGTCGCGAAGAGCCTGACGACCTACCAGGGCATCCGCCTCAACGAGACCTCGCCGTTCGAGCGGCTCGACCAGGCCGCCGCGATCGCCAAGTTCGGCGACAAGCTCAAGGACTGCATCATCGAGCAGGTCAGGCGTTCACTGATCCCAGTGAAGCGGCCCTCGCGGCTCGCCAAGTCCTAGCGCCCAGCCATGACCGACGGCCAGCTCGCGAAAGCAGCCGTCCTGCATTTCGGCGGCCGCCGGCGCGCCGAGCACATCCTGACCTGCGAACGGTGCCACCACGGCGAGGACGGCATCTTCGTCGCCTGTCCTCGCTGCCCGGGAGCTGACTCGTGGGATCACCGTCCGATGTCCGTGCCAAGTGCGCCCAGTGTGGTCCGGTCGAGCTCTCTGCAGAGCTCGTCAGCCTGATCCGGTTCACCGACCTCGGCACCATCAGCTACGCGTTCAACTGCCCGCACTGCCACGCGCAGCAGATCAAGCCGGCCGACGAGTACATCGCCGGGCTGTTGCGCACCGCCGGCGTCATCCCGATCCACTGGCGCACACCAGCCGAGCTCGACGAGAAGCACGACGGGCTGCCCGTGTCGTACGACGACCTGCTCGACCTCATGCTGCAGCTGTCGCGTGAGTCCACGGGAATCAGCCTCGAGGCGTAGCGCGATGGACACGGTCTGCTCACGTTGCGGCGGACCGCTAGCCAAGGGCGACCAGGTGCAGGCCACCTGGCGTCGCATCGCTGGTTGCAACATCAGAGCGTTGCGACACCGCGACTGCCCACCGCGGCCGCCGTCGACAACCTGCAGTTGATGGCACTGCGCCGCTGCCTCGACTGCGGCGAGCTGTGCAACGGCACGCGCTGCCTCGACTGCGCCCGGACCCGTGACGCCGTCCGGCGACCATCCCGGCACCTGCGCTACCCACCCGAGTACGAGGCCAACAGGCTGATCGCGCTCGAGCGCGACAACTACGAATGCCAGCTGCGGCTGGCCGGGTGCACCGACGTCGCGACGACGGCGGACCACATCACGCCGCGCCATCTCGGTGGCGGCCACGACCTCGGCAACCTCCGTGCTGCGTGCAGCCACTGCAACTCCGCCCGGGGCGCAGGCCGGGGGGGCGGGTCCGACACGTAACACCGTCCAGGGCGAGCACCCCGCGCCTAGCCGGTCGCGGTCTGTACGGAATCCAAAAACCTGACGGGCGGTGCCGATGGCGGTCGCCGGCCGCAAGCCCAGCGACACCGGACAGACCCGCGACCGCAACCCGCGGGCGCATGACTGGACCGACGTCGTCGACGTTCCCTACGCCGGGCCGTCACCCGAGCTGCCCGCCCACCACTGGATGCCGCAGACCCTCGAGTGGTACGAGACCGTCCGAGCCTTGCCGCACGCGATCTTGTGGAACCCCGGCGACTGGCTGTTCATCCACTCGACCGCGCACGTCGTCGACGGCTTCTACCGCGAGCCGGCGTTCGACTCCGAGAGCGGCCGCAAGATCTCCGACGGCGGCCCGAAGGACTACGCCGTCGAGCTCCGCCAGCGCGAGAAGATCATCGGTCTCACCGTCGACGCCCGCCGCGACCTCCGGATCCGCTACACCGACCCGCCGAGCAGCTCGGCTGCCGTGGCCGCGGCCTCCTCACCAACCCGCGACCCGCGGCAACGCGTCGCCAAGCCGGCCGGCGAGACACCCGCACCGAAGAAGCGCACCGCCAGGAAGAAAACACCGCCGAAGAAGCCGGCCGCGAAACGCGCCGTAGCGAAGAAGGCGTCGCCAGCAAGCAGGGTCCGACGTGGCGCCTGACCCGAGCGCGACCCTCGGCTACGCCGGCGTCGCATGGATCGAGCACTACCTGCCGCACGGCCCGGGCGACGTGCAAGGCGACCCGATCGAGCTCGACGCCGAGCTCATCGAGTTCATCGCCGAGGCCTACCGCGTCGACGAGCACGGCCGCCGCTGCTACGACGAGGCGTTCTTCTCCCGGTCCAAGGGCCGCGCCAAATCCGAGCTCGCCGGGATGCTGGTCTGCTTCGAGTTCGTCGGGCCCGCCCGCTTCGACCACTGGGCCGTCGCCGGCGAGACGATGACCTGCGCCAGCTGCGCCGAGGTCCTTTACGTCTACGACGAGGGCGACCCGGTCGGCGCGCCGATCACCTACCCGTTCATCCGGTGCATGGCCACCGAAGAAGGCCAGTCCGGCAACACCTACGACAACGTCAGCTACATGCTCGAGCAGCTGCTCGAGCAGCACCCGGATGACTTCCCCGGCATCGACATCGGGAACAAGGCCGCGACCTCGACCCGGGTGTTCCTCCAAGGCGGCGGCGAGATCCGGCCGTCCACCGCGTCGAATGCGTCGAAGGACGGCGGCAAGGAAACCTTCACCGTCTACGACGAGACCCACCTCTACATCACGCCGGCGCTTCGCGGCATGTACTCCACCGTCCGGCGCAACGCGCTGAAACGCAAGATCGCCCAGCCGTGGCTGCTGCAGACCTCGACGATGTACGGCAAGGGCGAGGACTCCGTCGCCGAGCAGACCCACAAGGCGCACACCAAAGGCGCCGCCCGCAAGCTGCTGTTCGACCACGTCGAAGCACCCGAAGGCCTCGACCCCGAGAACCGCGCCGACCGGGTCAAAGGCCTCGCCCACTGCTACGGCCCGTTCCACGTCGTGATGCCACTCGAGGACATCGCGGACGAGTACACCGACCCGCGCACCGAAACCTCGGACTGGCTGCGCTACTTCTGGAACCGGGCCTCGGCCGGATCCGCCGACCTCGTCGACGCGCACCGCTGGGCGTCACTCGCCGTCGACGACGAGGACCAGGCGCTCAAGCCGCGCGACCAGATCGCGCTCGGCTTCGACGGCAGCCGCTCCGATGACTCCACCGCACTGATCGCCGTACGCCTCACCGACCTGTTCGCGGTCCCGATCAAGATCTGGTCCCGGCCACCTCGAGCAGCCGAAGACTGGCGGGTCGACCGCGGCGACGTCGACGCGGTGATGACCGACACGTACTCCGCGTACCGGGTCACGATGTGCTTCGCCGACCCCAACAAGTGGGAGCCCTACCTCGACCTGTGGGAAGCCCGCTGGCCCAAACGGATCGCCGAAGAGTGGCCCGGCGTCCAGCGCACCGACCGCAACGTCCGCCTGCTCCGCGCCCACATCAAAGACGGGTCGCTGAACCACAACGGCGATGTCGAGCTCGCGAAGCACATGCACAACGCCGCGATCGTCAAGGGCCGCCTCAAACCCGCCGCAGAGGTCGACGAGGACGACGACCTCGCCAAGTACTACCTCGGCATCAAGAAGAAAGGCGCCGGCAAGATCGACGCCGCCTTCGCCCTCATGCTCGCCGTCGCGGCCGCCGGCTGGTCCATCGAACACGGAGCGCGCACCACGCGCCGAACCTTCTGGGGAGCAGCCGCATGAGGCAGATCTACGCCTGCTACGCCGCCGGCGTCGCCCTCGTCGGGCTCGCCGGCTTCTTCTCACCCGTGCCCGAGCTCGGCTACCTCGCGCTCGGCGCCGGTGCGATCTACGCCGCCCACGAGCTCGTCGACGACGGAGAGGACGACCGTGGCGACACTGCGTGACCGCCGCGCCGCCGCACGCCAGTCCGAGACGCGCTACAGCTTCGACGAGTTCGTGAAGTGGAAGACAGTCGGCAACACGACCTTCCCGGCCGGCGTCGGCACCGTCACCCTCGGGCCTGGCGGAAAGCGCGCCGAGGGCTCCGATGACCACCTGGTCCACTACCGGACCAACAGCACCGTGTTCTCCTGCATGCTGCTGCGCCAGTCGGTCTTCGCCGAGATCACCTTCCGCTACGCCAACGTCAACAACGGCCGGATCGGCAAGCTGTTCGGAACACCCTCGCTGGACCTGCTCGCCAAGCCGTGGCCCAACGGCACCACCGGTGAGCTCGCGACCCGGATGATCCAGGACGTCGACCTCGCCGGCAACTTCTTCGCCGTACGCCACAACAACCGGCTCTACCGCCGCGACCCGCGCCGGATGGCGATCGTGCTCACCGGCGATCCGCTCACCGACGAGTTCGTCGACGTCGCCGGCTACGTCTACCAACCGGTCTCCGGCGGCATGTTCACCTACCTGCCCTCCGAGGTCTGCCACTGGTCGCCGATCCCGGACCCTGAGGCGACCTACCGCGGCATGTCGTGGCTGACCCCGGTGCTGCGCGAGATCAACGCCGACAACGCCGCCCAGGACCACAAGGCCAACTTCTTCGCCAACGGCGCCACCCCGAACATCGTCGTGAAGTTCCCCGAAGATGTCATGGACGAAGACGAGTTCGAGCGCTTCAAGGCCAAGATGCACCAGGACTACGGCGGCGTCACCAACGCCTACAAGACGCTGTACCTCGCGCCCGGCGCGGACCTCGAGGTCGTCGGCACGAACCTGGTCCAGCTCGCCTTCGACGAGACCCAGGGCCGCGACGAGACCCGCATCGCCGCCGCCGGCGGTGTCCCCGCCGCGCTCGTCGGGCTCAAGGAGTCCCTGAAGGGCTCGAGCCTGAACACCGGCAACTACTCCGCCGCCCGCCGACGCTTCGCCGACGCCACCATGCGCCCGCTCTACCGCTCCGCCGCCGCGGCGCTCGAGACGCTGGTGCCAGCACCGGACGCCTCGAAGCTCTGGTACGACGACGGCCAGGTCGCGTTCTTCCGCGAGGACCGCGGCGACGCGGCCACCATCGAGAACACCAAGGCGATCTCTATCCGCCAGCTCGTCGACGCCGGCTACACGCCGGAGACGGTCGTTGAGGCCGTCGAGGCCGAGGACATGACGCTCCTCGAGCACTCCGGCCTGTTCTCCGTCCAGCTCCAACCTCCCGGCCCCGGCCAGGACGCCAACGACCCTGCCGCTGGAGGCAACAAGTGACCACCCAGGCGCTGATCCGCAGCGTGCCGTTCTCCCTCGTCCGTTCCACCGATGACGCCGGCGACGGCCTGACCCTCGAGGGCTACGCCGCCGTCTTTGACTCGCCGACCCGCATCGACTCGTGGGAAGGCACCTTCGACGAGATCATCGCCCGCGGCGCGTTCAAGAAGACGATCAAGGAGCGCACCCCGGTCCTGCAGTTCGACCACGGCCGCCACGCCTCGATCGGCTCGATCCCGATCGGCGCGTTCGAGGAGCTCGGCGAGGACAAGAAGGGCCTGCACATCAAGGCGCGGATGCACGACAACGCGCTGATCCAGCCGGTCCGCGACGCGATCGCCTCCGGCGCCATCAACGGCATGTCGTTCCGCTTCACCCCGGTCAAGGAAGAGTGGCGCGATGCCAAGGGCAACCTGCTCACCGACCCCGGCGAGATCTCCCGGCTGCTGTGGACCCCGGACCCCAAGGGCGTGCTGCAACGCACCCTGAAGGAGCTCAAGTGCCCCGAGCTCGGCCCGGTCGTGTTCCCCGCCTACACCGACACCTCGGTCGACGTGCGCAGCATCGCGCAGACGCTCACCGACCCCAACGCCCGCGCCGAGCTGGCGCGCCTCCTTGGCACTCCCAACCCCGCGGCCAGCGAAGGGCTGCGCGCGGACGAGGAAGCCGCCGACCACACCACTGAGCCGGATGACCACTCAGAGGAAACCAGCGACGCAGACCGCGCCGCTGCCTCCGCCGCACGACACCGTGCGCTGCAACTCTCAGGAGTCATCCCATGCACCTGACGCTTCTCGCGTTGATGCTGCTGCCCCTGGTCGCCTTCGGCGCCCAGCTGCACGGCACCCGGGCACTTCGCCCGACCCTCACCCTGCGCGGCTTCGCCCGCGCGATCGCCACCTTCGACCACGGCGACATCACCAACGTCCCGGAAGAGCTCAAGGGCAAGTCCGCCGATGACCTGCGCAGCATCGTGGACTACCTCGGTGAGTGCCTGCGTGGTCTGCACGAGGGCCCCGACGGCGAGCTCCGCTCGCTGGACGAGACCGAGCAGACCAGCTTCGACGCCGGCCTCGCGCTTCGCGCCGCGGCCGTCCAGCTCCTCGAGCGCCACGACCAGATCGCGAAGCTCGCCGACGCCCCGGCCAAGGTCGAGCGCAGCGCACCCAGCATCATCCGCAGCGAGGACCCGATGGAGGTCTTCGCCGACCGCTCGGCCACCCCGTCGCAGCTCGCCGACGCGCTGACCCGCTCGCTCGAGGGCAACGTCGAGGACGCCGAGAACATGGCACACGTCCGCAAGGTCGTGAAGCGCATGCTGCCGCGCAACTCCCGCAACGAGGACCGCGAGTGGGCCCGTGGCCTGATCGCCCGCGCCAGCGATGAGTACACCGACGCCTGGTGGAAGATCATCAACGGCCGGGAGTACTCGCTCACCGCCGAGGAGCGCACCGCGCTCGGTGTGGTCACCAACGCCAACGGCGCGTTCCTGCTCCCGACGCACCTCGACCCGACGATCATCCTGACGAACTCCGGTTCGTCGAACATCATCCGGTCGGTCGCCCGCGTCGTGGAGCTCAAGGAGGGCTACACCTCGTGGAACGGCATCACCAGTGCCGGCGTCACGGCCTCCTGGGACGGCGAGGTCGTCGAGGTCTCTGACGACAGCCCGACCGTCGGCAAGCCGAACATCGGCGTGATCCGCGCCCAGGCGTTCGTCGAGGCATCGATCTCGGCGACGGAGGACATCTCCGGCCTGGCCGAGGACGTCATGATGATGTTCGCCGACGCCCGTGACCGCCTCGAGGGTGCTGCCCACGCGGTCGGCAACGGCACCACAGCGCCCAAGGGCATCTTCACCGCGCTGAACGCCGACACCAACGTGCAGATCACCTCGACCACCGCCGCCACCATCGGCCTGGTCGACGTGCACGCCCTGTACAAGGCGGTGCCGGTGCGCTGGCGCAAGAAGTCGACCTGGTGCCTCAACCCGACGTACAACCTCGCCATCAAGGCGCTCGGGACGGCTCTGTCGGCCAGCTACTCCACCGACCTGACTCAGGAGCCGTCCGACCGGATCCTGAACCGTCCGGTGCTGGAGAGCGACGACGCACCTTCGACGCAGACCACGACCGCGCTGGACAACGAGGTCATCCTCGGCGACTTCAGCAACTTCGTGATCGTCGACAAGCCCGGCTCGATGTCCGTCGAGTACATCCCGCACCTGTTCAACACGGCGAACAACCTGCCGGACGGACGGCGCGGCTGGTTCGCGACCTGGCGCAACGGCTCCGACGTCGTCACGACGTCGCCGTTCCGGATGCTCGTCGACAAGACGAGCGCCTGACGCCTCTCGCGTGACCCGCGGCCCGCGGCGAGCTCACAACGCTCGCCCGGGCCGCGGCCCCGACTTCTGCACGCCCACCTTTCCCAACACCCAGGGAGATCCGCATGCACTACCGCGCCAACGACAGCGTTGCCGTGCGACACCCGCTCACCGGCCACATGCTCGTCCCGCCGGCCGCGACCGAGTACGACGGCGACGACCCGCTCGTGCAGGCCTACCCGTGGCTCTTCAACCGGGTCCACACCTTCGAGGACGCGTCGGCCGAGCCGGGCACCCGCCGCGCGCCGCGCGCCCCCAAGCCGGCCGCGGAGCCAAAGCCACCTGCAGCGAAGAAGACGGCGGCCAAGAAGGCCGCCGCAGCCAAGGCACCCACCAAGAAGTGAATCCAGGGACGGTCTCCGTCGGCTTCCTCGACCCGGGGCAGTGGTCGGCGAGCTTCGGGCTGAGCCTCGTCGAGCTCTACCTTGCCGACGCGCACTCCAGCCGGCGGATCGTCCCCGACGGCAAGCAGCTGCGCAACTACTGCGGCACCGGCGGCCTGGTCGCCGGCCGCAACGAGATCGCCGCGCAGTTCCTCGACGCGACCGACTCCGAGTGGCTGTTCATGGTCGATTCGGACATGGGCTTCGCGCCCGACACCGTCGAGCGCCTCCTCGCAGCTGCCGACCCGGTCACCCGACCCGTCATGGGTGGGCTGTGCTTCGCGCTGCGCCGCTCCGAGGCAGCCCCGCTGCACGCCACCCGCTACGTCAGCGTCCCGACCGTGTACGACTTCGTGGAGACCGACACCGAGGTCGGCTTCCTCACCCTCCTCGACTACCCGCGTGACGAGGTCATCACCGTCGCCGCCACCGGCGCCGCCTGCCTGCTGGTCCACCGCAGCGCCCTGACCGCGGTCCGCGATCGCGCCGGCGACCACTGGTTCGACCCGGTCACCCACCCCCGCGACACCACGTTCAGCGAAGACCTGTCCTTCTGCGTGCGCCTCGCGGCCGCCGGCATCGCCCTGCACGTGGACACCGGCGTGAAGACCTCGCACCACAAGGGCGGCGTCTACCTCGACGAAGCCCACTTCGACGCGCAACGGATCCCGGAGGCAGTCAGCTGATGGCCTCCACCCTCAACCTGCTGACCTTGCCCGAGGCGAAGGCAGCCGTCACCAACAACGCCGGCGACACCAACGACGACCTGCTCGCCGCTTACATCACCGGTGTTTCAAAGTTTCTCGACCGGATCTGCGGCCCGGTCGTGCAGCGCGACATCACCGGCGAGCTGAAGGACGGCGGGCACAACCTCGTCTTCCTCAACTACCGCCCGGTTGTCTCCGTCGCCGCGGTCACCGAGTACTGCGGCGCGTCACCGACCGAGCTCACCGAACGGGTCCTCGGCGAGGCGCTCCCGGCGCAGGGCTTCATCCTGCGCAAGGCCGGCGGCTGGCTGTCGCGGACCAGCGCCGGTAGCCCGGCCGCGTTCGCCTTCGGCACCCAGAACGTCACCGTCGACTACACCGCCGGGCGCTTCACCGACACCGCCGACGTCGACGAGCTGTTCAAGCGCGCCGCCGGCCTGGTGCTGTCCAACATCTACCGCCGCGAGCACGGCCGCGGCACCAACCCCGACGGCCTGCTCGGCGCCACCTACATGCTCCCCAACGCCGCGAAGGCGCTGCTGGCCGACGACCTGCAGATCCGCCAGTGAGCACCAACGCCCTGTCGAAGCTCGCCGCGCAGACCGAACGTCTCGCCGACGGCATGAAGGCGCTGCCGTACCGGGTCGTGAAAGCCACCGCCGACGTCGTCGAGGCATCGATCGAGCGGGCCATCGGCCACGACGCACCGCACCGCCGCGTCGCCGGCGGCGGGGTCGGTGTCACCCAGCGCACCCTGTCCCGCGGCGAGGACGCCCGGATCATGGTCAAGGCACAGGGCGCGCTGAACCTGCTCGCCAACCCGACCGGCCCGCACCTGATCCTGCCGAAGACGTCGAGGTCAGGGAAGACCCGGCGCTCACGGCTCGCGAACTACACCGGCAGCGTCGGCGCCGGCGTCCACGCGATGCGCACGCCGTACGGGCCGCGCTACGCCGTGCACCACCCCGGCACCCCCGGCAAGGACACCTGGCGCCGCGGCGTCGACGACGCACGGCCGCTCGTCGCCAAGACGATGGCCACCTCGGTGGAGACCGCCGTCCGTGAGGCGTTCCGGTGATCGTCGAGGAGGCGATCGCCGACGTCGTCGAGGCCATTGAGTCCGCGGGAATCACCCGCCCCGATGGCGGGGCGATGACTGTCGTCGACTACGACGCCACCCCCGACACCCTCGACCGGCCCGTCGCCTGCACCGTGTCCTTCGGCGCGCTCACCGACACCGACATCGGCGTCGACGTCCGGCTGTTCTTCGACACCAGCTCCGACGTCAAAAGCGCCGAGCAGCTCGCCCGCACCATCACCCCCGCCGTCGACACCGCCCTCGACGACGTGCCCGCGCCGCGATCGACCTGGAACAAGAGCTGGTCGAACGAGCTCTCCTGCTTCGTCGTCACCACCACCTTGGCGATGCCACGCGAGGACTTCTGATGCGCCCGTTCCTGCGCGGCCTATGCCTGGTCGAGACCACGCCCGTGCTGCGGCCCCACAAGGGCGGCTGGCGGATGTTCAAGCGATACCGTCACCGCCGGCCACGCCGGCTTTTCTGCTGGCTGTACGGGCTGATCTGATGCGGGTGCTCGCGGTCGCGCCCGGGCCCGGGTTCTCCGTCCAAGACGTCCACGTCGGCTGGGTCGAGGCGCTGCGCGGGCTCGGCGTACACGTCGCGGAGTTCAGCCTCGACGAGCGGATCGCGTTCTACTCCAACGCACAGATGCCAGACGGCACCCGGGCACTGTCCAACGACCAGGCGCTGCAGCTGGCCATCAACGGGCTGTACTCCGCCTGCTACCAGCTGGTGCCCGACGTGCTGCTCGTCACCTCCGGCTTCTTCGTCCCCACCGACATGCTCGACCTGATCCGCGGCCGCGGCACGAAGGTCGTGCTGATCCACACCGAAGAGCCCTACGAGCACGACCGCGACATCGCCCGCGCACCGCACGCCGACATCAACATCGTCAACGACCCGCGCCACCTCGAGGCGTTCACGGCCGCCGGCCCAGCCTGGTACCAGCCGCACTGCTACCGCCCGGCGATCCACCATCCCGGCGACGTCACTGAGAACTACCGCTCCGAGCTCTGCTTCGTCGGCACCGGCTACCCCTCGCGCATCGACTTCCTCGAAAGGGCCGCGCTCGCCGGCATCGACGTCGCCCTCGCCGGCAACTGGATCGGCCTCGCCGAGGACTCGGCGCTGCGCAGCTACGTCGCGCACGACATCGACGACTGCATCGACAACGACGAGGCGGTGCGCCTCTACCAGGGCGCCAAAGCCTCGGTGAACCTCTACCGCCGCGAAGCCAACGCCGCCGACCTCGTCGAGGGCTGGGCGATGGGACCCAGGGAGGTCGAGCTTGCAGCGACCGGATGCTTCTTCCTCCGAGACCCACGGCCAGAGTCCGACGAGCTCCTCCCCATGCTCCCCGCCTTCGACTCACCAGAGGCCTTCGGCGAGCTCCTGCGCTGGCACCTCGCCCACCCCCACGTCACGGCCGAGCTTGCCGGCCGCGCGCGATCGGCGATCGCCGACCGCACCTTCACCAACGCCGCGACGCGACTACTCGCGCACCTCGCCTGAGCCTCAGGCACCGACCGGAAGGAAGTAACACATGGCCAGGACCACGGGCAGGAAGGGTCGCGTCTACATCGCGATCGTCGCCGGCGCCCAGGCATCCATGCTGCCGTTCACCGCGAAGTGGTCGCTTTCAGCGTCCACCGACCAGCTCGACGTCACCGCGATGGACGACGACAACAAGGTCTACGTCTCCGACGTCCCGGACGCCTCCGGTGACTTCTCCGGCTTCTACGACGACGCCACCGACCAGACCTACACCGCCGCCACCGACGGCATCGCGCGCAAGTTCTACCTCTACCCCAGCAAGGACAGCGCCGGCACCTACTGGTTCGGCACCGTCAACGTCGACTTCAACATCGACGGCGGCGTCGGGCAGGGCGTGAACATGCGCGGCAAGTGGAACGCCGCGACCACGATCCAGAAGGTCAGTGCCTGACATGACCTGGCACGTCAAGGTTGATGACGACTGGCGCAACACCGACGACCTGACCCTCGACGAGATCACCGCGATCGAGCAGGTTGTCGGTGAGCCGTGGTCGCTGCTCAACCCGTTCCGGTCGGCACCTACCGCGAAGGCGATGTACGCCGCGTTCCTCATCCGCGACGGCGTCACCGACGAGGCCGCCGCGGCGCAGGTCGGCGCGTTCTCGATGCGCTGGATCAAAGACCGGTTCCGGTTCCGCAAGGACGACGACCTCCCCGACACGTGGGAGGACGGCCTGCCGGTGGTCGACCCAAAACCGGATCCGGTCGCTCCTTCGACCGGCTGATCGCGATCTTCTCCGGCAAGCCGTACTACTGGCCGCCGCACGTTGTCCGCCGTCAGTCCTGGCGCGACCTGTCCCTCCTGTTGGCCATGCACGAGAGCACCGATGAGGAGGACGACTAGCCGTGGCCCTCAACGAGCTCGGCGAGCGTCTCGCCCTGATCATCGACGCGAAGACCGACGGCGCTGTCAGCAGCATCCGCCGGCTCTCCGCCGAGGAGAAGGCCGCGGGCGAGCAGGCCGACGTCCTGCGGGCGAAGATCGCCGACCTCGAGGGCCGCGCCGCCAAGGCCCCGCTGTCGAAGACCGCGGGTCTGCAGCTCACCCGCGCCCGTAGCGAACTGTCCGGCATCGAGTCGACGCTGGCCACCGGTGTCACGCCCGGCGCGACCAAAGCCGAGCAGGCGCTGTCCAAGCTCGGCCTCGCCGGCACCGTCTCCGGCGAGGCGATCGTCGGCGGGCTCACGACCGCCGGTGCGGCCGCTGTCGCATTCGGCGGCTTCGAGTTCCTGAAGACCGGCGTCGAGGACTACATCGACCTCGCCTCCGCCGTCCGCCAGTTCCAGCAGGCCTCGGGAGCCTCCGCCGAGGACGCGTCGAAGCTCGTCGGGATCTCCCAGGCGCTCGGCGTCTCGAGCTCGGCCGCCGCGCTCGGGGTCTTCCGGCTCGGCAAGCAGGTCGCGCTCGCACCCCAGAACTTCACCGACCTCGGCATCGCGATCGCCAAGAACAACGACGGGTCCACCGACCTGGTCGGCACCCTGGAGAACGTCGCCACGGCCTACCAGCACAACGGCGACGCCGCGCAGCGCAACGCCATCGTCTACCAGGCGTTCGGCCGCGCCGGCACCACGCTGCTGCCGATCCTCAACGCGAGCAAGAGCTCGATCGAGGAGCTCGTCGCCGCAGAGGCCAAGCGCGGCCACATCTTCGACCAGAGCGAGATCGACCAGGCATACAAGTACCAGATCGCGACCCGCGAGCTGCAGGACTCCTTCCACGCCCTCGCGATCGAGGCAGCCAAGACCCTCGTGCCGGCGATCACCAACGTCGAGACCGGCCTGACCAAGATCAGCGACTTCTCACACAACAGCACGATCAGCAAGGGCCTCGGCTTCATCTTCGACGAGACGCCGTTCGGCATCGGCAAGAACCTGCTCACCGGCAACTTCAAGGGCGCGATCCCGGTCGTCGGGCCGTTCCTCGACCTGTTCGGCCACCACTCATCCTCCGGCGACACCGCCCAGCAGAAGGCCGCCGCCGAGCAGGCCCAGGCGCAGGTCCAGCAGATCGAACAGCAGGTCCTCGCCACCCTCGCCGGGCCGTTCGACAAGCTCGCCGGCAAGACCGCCATCCACAACGCGAAGCAGACGCTGGACGGCGCGCTGCAAAGCGTCTCCGACGCGAAGCGAGAACAAGCCGCCGCGCTGCGCGCGCTCGAGAAGGCGCGCCAAGGCTCACCGGTCGCCACCGAGTCCTCGCTGTCCGCGGCCGAAGCCCGCGTCCAGGCGGCCGAGGCCGGCTATCGCAAGGCGCAGTATGTCGGCGGTGACGCCGGGCTCACCTCCGCGCACGCGAGTGTCCTGTCCGCGCAGGCATCGCTGAACCGCCTCCGTCAGCAGGGCGGCACCGACACCAACACTCTCGCGAACGCCGAAGACCGGCTCAAGCGCGCGAACGAAGCAGTCGCGACCGCGCAGAAGAAGGCTTCGGCCGCGCAGCGCGCAGAGAACCAGTCCCACGGGCTGAGCACCGCCGACGTCCTCAAGCGCATCACCGCCCAGGCCAACAACCAGGGGATCCTGGCGAAGGCCAACGCGAAGCTCGCGCGCGAAGGCCTCACCAGCCCGGTCATCGAGCAGATCGACGCGCTCGAGCAGCAGATGCCCGGGACGCTCAAGCGGGTCGCCGACACGATGACGCTCGGCCTGGCGCGCCAGCTCGACCACCAGGAAGACAAGCTCAACCTCGCCCACATCGTGTTCCAGGACGCCGCCGGGCACGCCAGTGACTACTACAAGGCCGGCCGCGCTGCGCGCGAGTCCTTCAACGCCGGCTTCCTGCACGACGGCGTCAAGGGGCTGCTGACACAGAGCATCCCCGGCACCGGCGCGCAGTCCCGGGTCCGCGCACCGCACCTCGGACCTGGCGGTATCACCGGTCTCATCGTCAACGGCGGCCTGCACGTCAAGGCCGACACCGGCAGCGAGCTGCAACGCAAGGCCAACCGCGCCGCCCGCCGCAAGGCGCTGTCCGGCGGTCTTCGAGGGCCGCGGTGAGCAAGGTCACCGGCAGCATCGACCGCACCGCCCTCGACCTGGACCCGCTGCTGTTCGGCGACGGCTCCGGACTGTCGCTGTTCGTCGGCGGCCTGACACCCGGGCGCCGCAAGTGGCGCCGTACGACGGTCAAGTCGCCGTGGGTCAAAGGCGAGTACGAGACCGGCGCGGTGCTGGACCAGACCGACGACCCCGAGTTCCGCTTCCGGATCCGCCAAGGCAACGAGGACGACGTCCTGGCGTTCGCCGAAGTACTGATCGCCGCGGTCGAGCAGCGCACCTGGGACCTGTCGATCACGGTCGGCACGACCGACTGGCCGACGTTGACCTGCACCCGCGCCGACAGCGAGATCGCGTTCGACACCGCGCACACCCGCGGCCGCGTCGCCACCGTGACCGTCTTCACCACACACAAGCCGACCTCCGACGGCCCTCTGTAAGGGACTGACATGCCATCAGGTGTAAGCGACGACGACGCGAACGCGGCCGTCGACTGGATGCTCGGCACGCACTTCCCGTCGACCCTCTACATGGACCTGCTGACGACCGCACCGTCGGACGACAACGGCACCGACGCCGTCTCCTGGGACCAGGGCCGCGTCTCCGTGGACATGACGAGCGTCTGGTCTACGGCCGCCGACCGCCAGGCCGAGTCCGACGCGATCACGTCGGCCGCGAACTCCTCCGGGGACACGATCACGGTTGTGGCGGTCGGCTTCTATGACGACCCGACCGCCGGGAGCTACCGCGGCGGGTTCCCGGTCGACGGTGGCTCTGAGGACATCGACGACGGCGAGACGAAGAACGTCGTCACGACGTTCGCCTCACCGTCGCCGAGCTGAGCGATGACCGACGCCACCGGGACGCTTGACCTTCCGTTCGTCTGGGCCGGCTACGTCCAGAGTGAGACCAGCTCGCAGCCCGACAGCGCCACGTCCTTCGCCGGGTCGAACGTCGACGGGCACCGGCTGCACTTCGTGTGGTCCGGTGTGCTCGAGGACAACGTCGACGTCGTCGACCCGCTCGACGAGACCCACGTCCCGATCGAGCGGGTGTCGTTCGTCATGCCGGCCCCGACGATCGACCCGGACACCGGATACCCCGACGTGGACTGGGATCCGACCGAGGTCGACCGCAGCCTGTGGGGCAAGCTGCACCTGTCGATCAACGGACGCAGCCGCACCGTCAACCGCGGCTTCCCGTTCGTGCCGCTGCAGGACGCCGACACCGAGCCGTTCGGCGACGCCGACGCGTCGTTCCGGCTGCCCGGCATCACCGAGTTCGACGATCCCGAAGCCGACTTCGGGATCACCGCGCTGTCCAAGGTCCGGTTCTTCCGCCGCGATATGGATGGCGTCGACCACACGCTGTACGAGGGTGTCGTCGCCTCGGTCGAACAAGACGACGCGCAGACAGGCGAGGACCCTGAGGACGCCGGCGTCGTCGTCGAGTGCATGGGCGTGCTCTACCGCCTCGACCTGCTCAAGGCCACCCCGCGGCTCTACCTCGGCGAACGTGACTACGGCGCGCTGATCGCGGACCTGATCAACAACAAGCGCGACGCGCACGCTCTCGGGATCGGCGCGATGCACCAGCCGACCACCGGTATCAAGGGTGTGCGGACCGCCGAGTTCGCCAACCTGCTCACCGGCGCCGTCCAGGACTACCTGGCCGACATGGTCGACGACGACGGCGCCCAGTGGACGCTGAAGGTCCAGCGGCCACGCACCCCGAAGCTGGTCCGCAAGGACATCACCACTGTCGACGCGACCGTCACCTACGGCACGCCCGGCGTCGTGGTGAACCTGTCCAAGGACTACACCGCCGCGACGACCGCGGCGTACGGCTCCGGCACCAACGGCCACTCGCAGTGGATGGGCGCCCGGTTCCCCAACCTCACCCAGGGCGACGCCCCGGAGTTCCCGCTCGGTATCGGGGGCAGCTTCAGCCCCGGCGACGACCAGGCCGGCTTCGCGGAGTTCGCCGCGTTCCTGCGCCGCGGCGACTACGGCGACATCGCCTCGGACGACACCTACCTCGCGGTCGACGAGGACAACGTCAAAGACTTCCAGGACGACGCCGGGCTCACCGAAGCAGGCACCGTCTCCGCCCAGACCTGGGAAGCGGCCTTCGCACCAGGCGCCAACCAGGGCACGATCCGCGGCGCCTACATCGGGGCGCTGAAGTCCAAGAGCGCCACCCGCAAGCACGTCCACAACGCCCAGGGCGCGATCACCGGCCGCAACCCTAACTTCGACCCTGCCGTGCCGCGCATCGAGGACTACATTCCGTTCGGCGACCACGTCCCGAAAAGCCTCGCCCGGCGCTCCGTCAAGCAGCTCATCGACCGCGCCTACCCCGCCGGCGTGTCCGGCGAGATCATCCTCACCGCCGACCCCGAAGAGATGTCGCGGTTCGACCTGCGCTCGGGGATGAACATCAAGGTCAAGCACTTCCGCGGCGACCACGTCCTCGTCCACATCACCCGCCGCGAGACCGACTGGACCGCCAGCGGCGGCACCGTCACCCTCACCGTCGACGAGAAAGCCAACGACGAGCTCACCGCCGCCGCCATCCACCAGCGCGACCGCGACACCTCCGACCTGGTCAAGCGCCACACCCACGGCAAGCGACGCTCCCGCGTCCAGAACGACTACGGCCCGTGGCTGTCCGAGGACGGCGCCGGGGAGATCCCGCTGATGTACCAGCAGGCCGGCCTGTGGAACACCCAGCGCATCCCCGCCGCGCCCAGCGGCACGCTCGAGCGGATCGTCCTCGCCGCCGGCACCGACCTGACCGAGCACCTACTCAACCAGGCGCTAAGCGCCAACAAGCCCGACGACATCCCCGGCGCGACCCGCGCGTGCATCCTCATCACCGGCCAGCCGATCCACCCGCGCGCCATCACCAGGCTGCCCGGCATGGGCACCCCGCTGACCAACCTGGCCGACGGCACCAGCCCGTGGGACAAGAACCACTCAGTACTGCGCCGCAAGTTCCAGATGATCTACGCCGCCGGCGGCCCCGGCAACGCGCTCGGCTTCTTCCCGCACGACGACCCCGGCGACGGCTCCGACACCAACCTATCCGGGCTGTTCGAAGACGGCGGTGCGATCGAGTACGGGCCAACAGAGCACTTCTGGCTGTGGGTGTCGATCTGGACCCCTGACTCGTGCAAGATCGGCGGCCGGATCTACCCGGGCCCGCCGAGCTGATGACCTTCGGATGGCTCGTCGGCGGCGAGGTGCTGCACGCCGGCGTCGACGGCAAAGCGATCGGCTGGAAGATCGTCGCCGAACCGGACCCGCCGCTGTCGTTCTACCTTCTCGCCTACAACGGCAAGACCTACCTCGGCGCGGGCTGGGACGACAGCGAGCTTTACACCTCCACCGATGGCAAGAAATGGCGCAAGCAGTCCGAGGACCTGCAGGTCAACCTCGTCGGCGGTGGGACTGCCGAGATCGGCCCCGAAGGGCTGATCGCCCACAACGGCACGTTCTGGCTCACCGGCCGGTTCACCGCCGACGATGCCACCACGGTCGTGATGTCCAGCAAGGACGGACACACCTGGAGCTCCTACCCGCTTCCCGATGGCGACCCGGACAGCGGCGAGCGAGGCTTCGACATCGCCGCCCACGGGCGCACCATCATCGTCCCGTTGCGAAGCGGCGCGATTCTGCGCTCCCACAACCTTGGCGCCACCTGGTCGCTGACCAGCGTCGACCCGATCCTCGTCGACTACGCAGCTGGCGACCACTACGACGAGTGGGTCGGCGTCGACACGGGTGAAACAAGCCCCATCTTCCCGATCGTCCCAACGCTCGACCCGGCCGACGGCAGCATCACGATCACGACCGTCGAAGACCCGGACCCTGCCTTCCCGGCCACACCGCGCCGTGCCTGGAGTGCCGTCTGGCGCACCAACTGGGGTCTCGGCGACCCTGACCCGTTCATCAGCCCCACCGGCGAGTTCGAGATCGCGTTCACCGTCGAGACCAGCATCGACATGTGGCTGTGGCTCGGCGACCTCAGCACCAGCGGAGGCGGGATCTTCACCGGCGTGCCTGACGGATGGGACGGCACCAACCCCTGGCTGTGCACTGCCGGCGAGCCGCTCGACATCAGCTACTCGTTCCTGCGCGAGAGCGGAGAGGGCAAGCTGCCGGGTGCGTTCACCGTCAACCGCAGCACCGACAACAGCACCGAAGACGGCACCGAAGAGACGATGCCTGGCGGTGAGACCATCACGATCAGCGGGTACACGGTCAAGCAGTACGCCGGCGTCGAGGCCTACAACGGCGGCGGCGACCTGCTCGACGGGCACGCCGGCTTCGTTCGCAACAACAAATGGGTCGTCGTACGGTCCTTCGGCTCACAGAACATCCCCGCAGTCGCACGATCGGTCGACGACGGCGCCACCTGGCAGCTCGAGCTCTCACCATTCGACTTCCAGCTGCAGGTCTCACAAGACGACGACGGCTGGCACTCCGACCCGAGCACCACCGAGCGCGGCTTCCTCAAACAGCTCGTGTACGCCGACCATCGCCTTTTCTCCTTCGGCGGCCGGTACGACGACAGCACCCACAGCTGCTACTGGACCCAGAACGGCGTCGACTGGACTGCCGTCGCTTCCCCGTTCGACGGCTACTCCGAAGGGATTCACATAGCGGCGATCGCGGCCGACGGGTCTCTGCTGGCCCTGGGCTACCTGTCCGAGGAGATCCCGGACGCCTCGGCCCGGTCCCACGACGGCGGCATGACCTGGCAGCTTTCCGGGCGCGTCGGCGACACCCGGCTACTCGCCGCGGTCTGGGGTCCGATCTCCGATGTGCCGCTTCGCCAGCATCCACGCGACGACCCGCTCGGCGGCTCACCGCGCCAGAACAAGTCGACGACCTCACGCCAGTCCTCACCCCGCCAGGGCTGGACCAACACCTACCGGTAAAAGGAGCGCCGCGATGACACCAGTCGTGATCGCGGCATGCACCGTCATCGGTCTGCTGCTCACCATCGCCCTCAGCTGGTGCTCGCCCCCGGCGAAACGCTGGCGCGCCGAACGAGTCCTGATGCGCCGCGCGATCGTCGGCTGCGAAGAGGTCCGCGACCGCAGCGGCGCGATCATCCAGCCCGCCCAGCCCAGCATCATCGCCAAGCTCGACGGACTGCAGCCGCTCACCGAGCTCGGCGACGTGATGCCGGCCTTGCGCCACATCGTCGCGGAGTTCCCCAAGAACGGCGTGCCCGCCCGGGCGGTGATCGACGCGCTCCGCCTCGAGGTAGCCGGCGCCCGCAGCGACATCAACGCGATCGCCGCAGACCGCGAGCTCTGGAAGTCCCACCTCGTCAACGACCTCGGCTTCACCCCGCCGGCCCACCACGACAGGAGCTAACAGACATGGCGCAGACGCACGGCTACATCGCCGTCGACGACCTGAAAGGCGCGACCGTCACCGTCACCGTCACCGACGAGTTTGGCGACACCCCCACCGTCTTCACCAGCCGAAGCGGCTCGACCGCGCAGGACAACCCCGCCACCCTGACCGACCCCGCCGAGTTCCACGTCGGCCGCCCCGGTGACTACACCGTGGCGATGACGATCAACGACGTCGCCGCCGGCGGCGGATCCGTGCACCTGTCCGACGGGTGCCGGGCGGCGTTCTCCCCGGGCGTCTCGGGCACCGCCGCCGCCGGATCCGGCGGCGGAGGTGGCGCTTCTGAGCACTTGGGTGACTACGCCACTTGGTCACATTCCGGTGCGGCAGACGGTACGAGCGGATCGTTCGACTACGACGTCGATCTGGCCGATTCCAGCGGTTCGACGGTCGGCGTCGATGACAGCCCCGAGTGGGCCGACCCCGACACCGGAAATTGGGGCTACCCGACGCCGCAGGTCACCGAGGCAGGCACCTACAGCGTGCTCGTCAACGTGACCTCAGGCGGCACGGGGACGCAGTTGACGCTCGAAGTGATGCAGGGCGACGGCAGCGGTGATCAGACCCCGTTCGGACAACAGTTTACCGTCGCTGTCCCCGACGGACTGACGACCACAGGCACCGTCACCGGGTACTTCCCGGCCGCCACCCACTTCGACATCACGAACGCGGCTGGCGACTTCCCCGACGCTCTGAACCTGACGATCCAGCGGGTCGCCTAGCCCTATCGGGCTACGTCCTCCGACTGCTCATAGTGCGGCCTAGCAGGCTGACTTGGCCGAGTTGGTGTACGAGGCCGTCGCGCTCGCCGGCCCAATCCAGTTGTTCCCCGCCGTGGCGACGACGGTGTACGTAAACGTCGAGTTCGCAGCGATCTGGTTAGCGCTTGAGTCGCTGTAGGTTGTCGTGGACGCGGTTCCGCTCGTAGCCGCGCCCGTCCCGGTGATGTTGTAGGACGTCGCGCCGGCGACCGCAGCCCAATGCAGAGTCACCACGATCCGCTGCCCGTTCCCGGGCCCGCACGTCAACGGGGTGGTGATCGATGTTCCGCCGAGCGCACCACCCTTCGCCACCGCGGTGCCTTTTCCGTTCGCCGACCACGCCGCGAACGCAGGGCTCGCCGACAGCAGCACCACGGAGGATGCTGCTGCGGCGAGCACAAACTGGCGGCGCATGACGGTCAGATTCAGCTTCCTGCGGTGACCGCGACAGTGGTGCCGGTGGTCAGGTTGAACACGAACGTCGCTTGTTGGCAGCCGTTGTTTGACCCAGCGCCCATCGAGATGACGCTGGCGCCGGTAGCGAGGACGGGTGTGCCGGTCGAGTTCGCGGGAATCACGACGCCAGTCGCGAGAACGCCTGTGGTGCCGGTCGACATACTGACGGCTGAGTTCCCCGGGTTGCAGGTCCCGCCGATCCCGCCGATCACTGAGTCCGGCTGCGCCTGAGCGGTGAAGTCGATCTTCGTGACGGTCACCGGGAACGGGTTCGTGTTGGCCACCGTGACCACCGGCACCACGCTCAACGTCGGATAGAGGCTCGCGCCACCGGCCGTCGAGGCGTTCGCCGCCGTGACAGTCCCGACCGGCACCGCGGCGCCGGCCTTCGCCGCGCCCGTGCCGAAACCGTTCGTCGACCACGACGCGAACGCGACGCCGCCGCTGATCACGGCGATGTTCGCGACCCCGATAACGATCGCGCGACGCGACCACTTGATCTTCGACGTGGGGCTGCGATCCACGTCGATCTTCAATCCGAGAATGTTCATTGCTAGCTCAGCCCTTCCTGGCCGGTCGCGGTGTAGCTCAATGGGAAACGCGCGCCCTTGCAGGCGTCTTGGTTCGTGGGCAGGTTCAGCATCGTCAGCGTCAGCGGGATGCGGACCTTGTGGTGCAGGTACGCCACGTAGCGCTTCGCGCCGGGCGCTGCGGAGTCGTAGCGGGTCGTGCTGATGTTCTTCCTCGCGGTGCATTTCTCCGAGGCGTCGCCGACCTTGACGGCCGCTGTGTTGATGACCATCAGCGTGTGATGCGGATTGTGGATCCGGATCGTGACCTTCCTCGTCACGCCGGGCGCGAGGAACGCTGGCGACGAGCCGTGCACGATCAGCTGCGTCTTGACCACCTTGGCGACCCCGCCGTCTCCTGCGCCTGAGACCAAGGTTCGGTGCGAGGGACTCGCGAAGCTGCTGATGGTGGTCAGGGTGAGCCCGCCGACGAGAACGACGATGACCGCGCTCAGCAACCACGTCGACCGCCGCAAATGGCGGAGCGTGGAGAGCATCTCGGTCATCGTCGTCCTTCGTCAGTCGGGATAGGGCTAGATCAGCTGCCTGCGGTGACCGCGTAGTCGACGGTCACGGTCTTGTTCCTGCAGGCGTCCTGGTTGGCCGCCGTGTTGTTCATCTGGATCGTGACGCCAGACCATGCGCCGACGCCGCTACCCGACGCGATCTCCGCGTTGACCGGCGCGCTGCCAGTCACCGTGAAGTCAGCCGCAACGCAGCCGCTCGGCAGGGTGGAGTCGAGAACGCCGGTAACGGTGCCGACGGTGACCGGGCCAGAGTTCGTGTTGTTGAAGTTGCCGCTGAGGACGACCGGGGGGCCGCCTGGGTAAAGCCCGCTGATCGTGCTGGTCTGATGGACCGTGACGGCGACTGTGTCGCCGGTCGAAGCGGAGCCGGTGCCAATGCCGCTCTGAGTCCAGTAGGCCAGGGCGACGCCGCCGCCAGCGATGGCGATAGCGCCGGCGCCGAGGGCGACGGCTACCTTCTGCTTCTTCGTGTACTTGCTCATCTGTGCTCCCCTTCCGAGGGATCGTTGAGACGTCGGTTTCGCCCTGCACTCCCCGCGACCGGCTCCCGATAGTTGGAGAAGCACAGGCGACCAACTCGGCCACGGATCGACGTTCGTCTCGAGCCCCCATGTGGGGCACTGGCGCACAGACTTGCGGCGGTGGCTAAATCGCGGCGCGACCTCAGCACAACTTCAGAACAACGTCACTTCGGTGACTTATGGCCCGATTCGGATAGGGCGGCTAGTCCGATTCGCTCAACCGTGTGACGAGCTGGTCGACGAGGCGCCGGTCCTCCGGTGACAGCACGCGCAGCGCCTCGGCGATCCGCTGCACCTCCGGGTGCATCTGCTCGAGCACCGGCAGCAGCGACGCCGCGTCGATGTCGGATTCCTCGCGGACCCACTGCACGAAAGCGGCCTGGTCGACCTCGAGCGCCTCAGCGACACGGAACAACGTCTGGGTCCGGTACTCCTTGTCAACCTCGTCGAGCATGTTCCGCAGCGTCGCGTCGCTCATCCCCGCGCGGGTGAGCATCGTGTGCCGCGCCAAGTTCAGCGCCCGCATCCGCTCCGCGACGAACATCGCGAGCTCGTGACGGCGTCTCGGGCTCACGTGGTTGCGGTCGATCGCACTCTTCGGCACCCCCAGATCATGCACCCCCACCTGCCCAGCGAAGGAGCACTATGACCAAGCCTGCCTGGATCGTCGAGGCCGAGAGCCATCTCGGGTTCCGCGAGGGCGCGAACAACGCCAACCCGTTCGGCAAGCACTACAACATCGACCACGAGCCGTGGTGTGCGCTGTTCGTGAGCTTCTGCTGCGAAGCCTCCGGCCATCCCCTTCCCGAGATGCAAGCAGGGATGAGCGACGGTTACGCCGGCGTCGCGATCGGCATGGACTGGGCGAAGGCCAACGGCTTCTGGCGGCCCAGCTGGGAAGCGGTCTGCGGTGACGCGATCGTCTACGGCTGGAACGGTCCGAGCTCGAGCCCGGATGAGATGCACACCGGCTTCGTCGTCTCGAGCGGGCCGAAGGGCTCGACCGGCCACACCATCGAAGGCAACCGCGCCGACCAGGTGGAACGCCAGACATTCACCGTCGGATCCGACGTCGTGCTCGGCACTATCGCGATCACCAAGATCCTCGCGTCGAAGAGCAAGCGGCCCCACAAGCCGGCGCCGCAGCCACGCCACCCGCATCACCCCGCCAACACCGGGCCCGGGCCGAAGCCTCGCGGTAAGCCGGTGCACTTCGGTCCGATCCGCACCCGCGTCGTCGACCACATCACCAAGGACCTCGCCGGCGGTCGCAAGCCCGACGCGGACGCCCAGGTCGAGCTCGTCGCGCTGAAGAAGGCGTGGCACAACGGTGCCTGACCTCACCCGGCTCAAGCAGCTGCTCGAGCAGAAGACGAAGGCCATCGCGGCCGCGGCCGCCGGCGCCGCCGGCATCTACACCGTCGAGGCGGTCCAGCACCACACGCCGTTGACGTTGGCGGGACTGATCGCCGCGGTGGTCGCGTCGCCCGCGATCGGCGCGATCGTGCACCGCGCGCCGGCGAACAAGCCAGCCCGTGCGAAGCGCTCGTCGACGAAGCGCTGAGGCGCTGCGCGACCTCGGGCTGATGCTGCCGAGCCTGTTCCTCTACGGCGCCGCGGCGTGGGCGTACGCACTCGGCCTCGAGGCGCCGATGCGTTGGGCCAAGGACCGCGCTACCGCGTAGCGGCTACGCGGTAGCGGCGTCGGCTGCCTCGGCCGCGGCGAGGTCGATCGACGTCATCGCCATCCGGAAGCCCCAGCCCTCGCCTAGTACCAACTCGTCGCCGGGCGCGGCCATCAGCTGCCACCACGACAACAGGGCGCCGTCCTCGGCGAACAGCCCGAAGCCGTCCGCCGGGATCCACGCCTCGGTCCACGGCAGCCGGGCGCTGTCGATCACCCGGATGATCGGGTCGCCGGGCTCCTCGGTGTAGCGGACGGTTGCCTCGACGTCGCCGAGCGGCTCGACGTTGTCGGCCTTGCCGCCGAGATGCCTGACCGGGCGCAGCGTTCCGAAAGATTCATCCATACGACGAAGCGTAGGCGCAGGGAGCCCAGTTGTCCGACCTCGTGCCACGACCCGCGGCGTCGGTCGCGATCGCGAAGCCGGTGATGAACCGCGCCGAGCTGATCGCGGCGGCGTTCCTCGCGGCGTACGGCGGGCGCACCGCCGAGGCCTACAGCTGCGACCTGCGGCAGTACTTCACCTGGTGCGCCGGCGTCGACGTCGACCCGGTCGAAGCCTCGCGCGCCCACGTGCAGGTCTACGCCCGCGAGCTCGAGCAGGCCGGCCGCTCCCGGAGCACCGTCGCCCGCAAGCTGTCCACGCTGGCCGGGTTCTACGGCTACGCGGTCGTCGAGGACGTCATCGCCCGATCGCCGCTCGCACACGTACGCCGGCCGCGCGTCCCCGACGAGTCACCCAGGTTCGGTCTCGACCGCTTCGAGCTCGGCCGGCTGCTGGCCACCGGCGAGGAGCACAGCGCGATCGCGCTGGCCCTGGTGTGCCTGCTCGCCCTGAACGGCCTGCGGATCTCCGAGGCGTGCAACGCCGACATCGACGACCTCGACGAGGACCGCGGCCACCGGCTGCTCACCGTCACCCGCAAAGGCGGGAAACGCCAACGGATCCCGCTCGCACCTCGCACCGCTGCCGCTGTCACAGCGTTACCGTCAGTAGTAGCGCGCGCGCCTCGACCCGCCGGCCTCGCGGCGCCGACCCTATCGGCCGCGGGGCCGGCGGCTTCCCTTCTCGGTCTCGATCGCTTCGCCGCCTGGCGGCTGACCCGACGCCTCGCTGAGTCCGCCGGAATCACCAAAACCATTTCCCCGCATTCGCTGCGTCACACCTTCGTCACCCTCGCCCTCGACGCCGGCGTCGAGCTCCGCGACGTCCAGGACGCCGCCGGCCACGCCGACCCGCGCACCACCCGGCGCTACGACCGCGGCCGCGACTCCCTCGACCGCGCCGCCACCTACCGCCTCGCCGCCTTCATCGACACCTAACCCATAAGCAACCCGGTTGCTTCTACAAGCAACTCCCGCGCCCCGCGCCGTATCGGTCACAACCGATATGGCGCGGGGCGCTTTTCGGCGTTGTAGACCTAGGAATGTATTACCGGCCGGGCGTATCTAGATACGGAAATGAGCCGGGGAATGTCAGCGCCGCTTCGTACCCTTGAGCTCACGAGCGAAGGAGCGCCCCGCCATGCCTTCCCCGGTACGACGGCTCCCGATCCGGCTCACCGCCGACGACTACGAGCGGCTCCGCTACATCGCCGACCGCCGAGACGTCCACGCCGATGACCTCGCCGGCGACATCATCGCCACCTGGCTAGCCGGGCCCGGCCGCCAAGAGCTCGTCACCGCGCTGCTCCATCCCCACGCGCCAACCCGCCGGCGACGAAGCGAGCTGACCGGTCAGCTGCAGCTGGTGGAGAACTAGGAGGCAGCGATAGCGAGCGACTGCGCGTAGTTCACCCGTCTCATGACGTCCAGCACCTGGATCTCGCCGCCCGGCACGACACAGACGTGGATGAACCCGTGCCCCACAACGGTCACCTCCACGCCCCGTGGCACCGTCTTCTCTTCTTTCACCAAGAGGAAGAGGAGCCCTACCAAGAAGAAGACGGCGCCGATGATGGCCAGCACGGTCGCCCAGGTCGGCGTTCGGCGACTAGTCCAGTACAGCGTCGACGTAGCCCACGTCACGTCGGTGAGCCGCTGCGTTCCGGTCGGCGTCACGACCCACGACTTGCTAACGACGATGTCGCCGATCGTGACCAGCGCCGGCTCATGCGCCGGCTCCAATGACAGCTCCGCGGACTCTGACAT